TTTTTATTACTCTTCTAGGGCCGAAGTTAAAAGGTACTTAATAATGTTGCAATCAGTCAAAAACCCTTCAATTACATTAACAAATCCGTAATTCTTACTTTGTTCGCAAGTATCTCTTAGTAATTCAAGATCGGACTTATATCTCATCAAGAGCCCAATTAACCACTCTACTAAATCCTCTCCATCAGTCCATTCAATATCTGGAACTTCATTGAATACTTTGGCTGGAATTTCAATTTTTTCTCCTCGTGCCTGCTCTGCAAGAGAATCCCCATGGGATGAAAGAGTCTCATACACCTTTTGAAAGAGTAGATGAAGTTGATAAAAGTTTTCACCTACTATATTCCAGTGAGCAAGTTGAGATGCCCCTAGAAATGCAAAATAAGATGTGAAAGTTGCGTAAAATGTGGATTGCATAAATTATTCCTCTGGAGAAGACGTTATTACTTTAAATTCTTGTAAGGCAGATGTATTTGGGTCTGTATTTGGAATAGTCCCAGCCACATTTTTCCAAATCCCAGTATCAACATTTAATTTAAACCAAGGAGGTAAAGTTTCGGTATTACCTTTATAACATTTGTATACTTTTTGTAGAGTTCCTGATATTATCAAAGACTCATTAAATACTTCAATTCCAGCACTATTTCTACTTCTAGCCGCTCTAGGTATAAATCTGTAAGTTGCTGATCCATCTAAGCTGGATGAGCAGGATACTTCAAGTACATCACCAAGAGCTTTAGGACATTTAGTATCTTCTACAATAAACTCTTCATTAGTATCCGAACTTGTTTTTCTTCTCCATATAGCTAATCCTATTGTCTTTTTATCTGATGTCATTAAGCAACTGCGCTGGGGTAAAAAATCTCCTATATACACATCATCAAAAGCAGCACATGGCTGTGAGAAGAATCTTCCATCGCTTAAAGATACATTGATAGAGAAGTTCATCTCATAAATAAATTGAGAACTATCGGTTACCTCAACAAATCTTTCTGCTCCGGGTTCAAATCCTGTTCTAAATTCTAAACCTTGAACTTCAGGAACCCATCCAGTCACTGCGTCATAAATTAAATCCATCAAAGGAAGAGCAAAACTGTGCCCCTCTCTTTGCAGTTGGTTTTGAATTATTGTGATAGAATAGTTAAGTGTACGGTTCCTTACGGTTGGAATATACCCACCTTCGTACGGATTTTTGGTATTACCCCCTGACCAAGAGACAATTACCATGGTTTTTTCGGCAACTTTACCTGACTTATCAAGTTCTTCGGCAAGGCGGATCACCACAGCATTTTGCCCAAGAGTTGTATGAACTCGTTTAGTTAGTTGGTTTTCAATCTCTAAAAGCATGGATGTATTAGATTTATTTATGGATGAACTAGCTCTTAACTCATTTAAATATGCCCTTGGACATAGTAATTTTGTGGTCAAGAGAAGTCTTGATTTTATTTCAAGAGATGGTATTTTTAATAACCTTAAACCTGAAACTATAGAATATATGCTTTTTACCGTAGAAGCTAGATTAGCGGAATACGAAGAAGCTATACTCGAGGCTGAAATGGAAACTTGTTTTGGTAATAAAAACTTTGTCTCAAGAAAACTAAGAGATCTTGGCGGTACTCACATTGCTCTTGAGTGGAATAAATTCAGAAACTTCTTACTTACCAAGGTCCGCCACTAATACAATCTTGCAAAACCCAATTTCCGGTAGTGTAATCATATACGAGCGCATCTCCTGGTTTTACGTTTCTGGTAAAAGAAACATTAGATAAATCCTGAATCCTTCTTGTTGATTCTAGACTAATAATATATTGTCTAAGTTCTGCTGCCGAGGCCTTATAAGCAGAGTTATCTGGGAAAATTCCTATGGTCCCCGCTGAGCCATAAGCTGAGCCGTAATAGCAATCACCTGAATCATTTTGAAGCAATAAAAACCCTGAGCCATCGCTAGTGCCGGGGTTAAATGGATCGTATCCGTACGGTTGATTAGACATAATTAAAATGCGTCTCCTTCTAGAAGCCCTGAATAGTTATCAAATTCTCCACCGGCATTTTCTTGTGGGTTTATAGAAATCACCACATCGCCTTGTTCTGGATTGAATGAGGCGGAAGTATTTGAGAAAGAAGACAAGTCTCTTGTTGTCTCTAGAGCATCAAATAACTGATTAACCTCATAGATGGACTCAGGCATAGATTCACTAGGTTGGATCTTATCCCTAAGCCCATTAGATTTAATACGCTGGTTGGATATTGCTTCTTTGCGTTGGAATGGCCACCAGCGATTATTCCCTCCTTCGTTAAGGACCCAACGATTGAGTGATGGTTCTGTGAAACTCCTACCCCTAGCATAGGAACTTTTTGTCATGGAACACCCGCTATTCCAGTAACGATAAGATTCTTGCCATTTCAACCCAGAGGATGGCGAGGCTTTAGCCGCCCATAACTCTAATTGTTTAAGGGCATTTTCCGCAGCGTCTGTTACTTGTTGGCGAGGACGGAGAATATCTAAGTACCATCTAGCAAGGATCGCTTGAGTGCGGCGATATGACCCAGCAATTAAAATCTTGCCTTGTGGCGGCGCAGTAGTGATGTAGTTATTGATCAGTGTTGCTGCGTCATTAAGTGCAATTTGAATCTTATCTACGTTTATTTGGTTGCCGGTAGGTGAGTCTATGTTAGATAATTCTACGGCTTCTTGATAACCAAAAACCTCTACAAAATAATCAACTGTAGCTGGATTACAGTTATTTGCTAGACCAAATTTATCTGGATATGGTTGTGGCATATCTACACTATATCTAATTTAACTTTAAACATTAGGCAATAAAAAAGAGGCCCGAAGGCCCCTTGATTATTGACTTGTTAGTCAGGCTCAAGCAACTGGGTTGTTGAAGATAAATCCTGAACCACACTTACCATTCTCACCCATACCTACAAGCTCGAAGGAACGCTCAACAAGAATGTCACCGGTGAATACACGGCGCTCGATGTTGAAACGCTCAGGAGTTGCGATAGGATATCCGCTTAGAGTATAGGTATAAGCGAAAGCAGGGTTACCATAGTTGGCATCAAGAGCAGGCATGAAGCCATCAGTTGCTCCCGAGGGATGGTAGAAGAGAACAGCGATGTTGTTGTAGATATTCTCAAGGGCGCCAGTGGCCTGATTGAGCTTAAGTCTACGAGCAACACGAATCTCGTCAAGACCAAAGATCTGAGCGAGAGTCTTCTCATCTACGAGAACACCACGCTGCATGAAGTCACGGATTCTCTTGTTACGCTTGAGGGCGTTAAAGGCATCTGGTGAGATAACCATCTTGTTAGGATAGATACCAATTTGTGAGCGAACTTGCTCCTTGGCATCGTCCATGAGAACCTCAACGTCAGCGGTTGGGCTATTGAACTGATCAGCACCACCATTGTAGGTAGCAAGATCGAGAACGTTACCGGTTTCATACTGAGTAGAATCGGTTACAATATCAGCAACCTGAACTTCCCAGGATTGCATTAGACGATTTGCAGCGTCCTTAGCAGCGAACTGACGAAGGTCGATTTGAGCTGCGCCATTCTTGGCTTCAGCAGCGACTTCCTCGGCGATTTCCCAGCTGATCGCTTCCTGACGGAGAGCGAACGAACGGGTTCCGAATTCGTTCTGAATTTTCTGGATGTTAGTTCCAGGGGCGCGGAGGAACGACTGAGCCGCAAAAGCCTCCTTACCAAAAACGAGTGTGCGTCCAGCTCTGGTGTTCATAGACACCGAAGGAGCGAAGAATGTTGCTACACCCTCTGAATTTTTATAACCCTGAGCAAGTTGGGTTAAAATTGGGTCGATTACACGTACCTGATCTAGATTCATCATAATTGTTTACTCTCCTTAGTATCTATCTATTATCAAGCGCCAGCTTCGTTGCCGAGCTTAACGCGAATATATCCACCGGCACCAGCACCAACGGCATCAAGTGCACGTCCGGCTACTGTTGCACCAGCACCAGCACTGGCTTGATCGATACCTTTCCCGTCTGCACCTACACAGATAGCTTCATCAACTGAAATAGCAGCAGCAGCGCTATCTACTTCAACGATTGCAATACCGGAGGTAACAATTGAAAGAAGACCTTGGTATGGAAATACTCCAACTTTTGCGGGGGTCGTAGATGGATTTAATTGACCCTCATATACTAGAGTCGATCCATCATCAACTTGATAACCTTTGGCGGTAAGTTGGCCAGGGCCATAAGCGTCATATACACTAACACCAGCAGCATAACCATTGGCAGAAGCATAAGCTCCAGCGCGGGTCACAAAGCGGTGAGCTGCAATAACGCTAGTTGACTCAACAGTCTCTACGTACTGATGGTCAAAAGACATATAACGTGGGTCAGTTGCCATGTTTTAATTCTCCTTAGAGTTCATTTTGAATGATAATTTCTTTAAGCGCAGTTGTATAATCTACGCCCTTGTCTTCCGAATAGGCTAATGCCTGGAAGTGCACATCAGCAGTACTAGGGTCATAGACATAACCACTGGCTGAGGGCTGTACAACTTTCTTGCCTTTATTAGGCGAAGAAGCTGCTGTGGCCATTTCCTCGAAACTAACCATTGAAGGCAGATTTTGAAGAACGCCCTTGAAGAAGTCAAACTGAGAAGTTTTACCTGCTTCAGAGAAATTCACGGAGTTTTTGCTATTTAGCGTTTCCATGAATCTTACGAGGTCAGTTTTAGGAACAATTTGTTCTGTAAGTTTTGCCTCGGTGTAGAGAGTCTCGCAGAAATCACCGATTTCTTTTTCTCTCATAAGTCTCTTCTGTCTAGCAAGTTCTTCTTCTAGTTGGGCTACCCGGGCTTGAAGATCATTCCCACGAACTCCCATAGCACTCTCGCTATGATCCAGAGTTCCTGTAGCCTCTGAAGATTCGTCTTCAGACATATCAGTCTTTTTCTCTTCATCTTTCTCTTCTTTATCCTCTTCGTAGTTTTTGCTTCCGCATCCCTCTCCGTACTCTTCTTTTTCTTCCTCTTCATCAGAGGCTTCCTCTTCTGCATAAACCTGCTCGCCCTTAGGCTCCTCGGCTCCTTTTACATCTTCAGAAGGAGGTTCGCCTGCACCACTTGGCTTTTCAGCTTCGCTTACAGTCTCGCCCATATCCTCTGACTCTTTTTCCTCTTCATCTTCGCCATCTTCGCCTTCTTTTTTGGCTTCAATAGCTTTTTTAAGACCCTCTGGCATTTCGCCATAGGACATTCCATCTTCCATCATTGAGGAAGTTTCGGTCTTAAGTGCAAGAGCTTTAATTAAATCCTCGATCTCATATTCAGAAGCGAGTTGAGCAATTTTCTCATCCTCACCTTCCATATCTCCAGAGATGTCATCGGTTTCCATTGAAGGGCCTGAGCCCTCATCACCGCCTTCAGGAGCTGCAGGAGGCATATCACCCTCCATATCTTCTCCACCTTCATCCTCACCCTCAGGAGCTGGGGGCATATCACCCTCCATGTCCTCATCACCACCCTCTTCGTCGCCCTCAGGAGCCGGAGGCATTTCACCATCCATATCTCCCTCGTCGCCACCTTCAGGGGGTACGGGGTCATCAGCCATGCTCATCATGGCATCGTCTTCTGGACCCATGCCATAGTCCATGTCATAATCAGCAGGGGCTCCTGTTTCAGAGACCTTATTCCCGCTATCGTCATAAACGTTAGCACCAGTTGAGCCAGAACCGATATTGATATTTACGGTCATCCCTCCTTCGCCATGTTCTACAGTGGCTGTGGGGGCTTCTGGTTTGGTTTTTTTCCTAGCCATAGTTTGATTTTTTCCTAGATTTTCTTTAAACGAAATAGAAGACTCCCCACCAGAGGGGGTAATTGTAATAGTCTCTTCTCCTTCTAATTCGGAGAAAGCAGTTAATCCTTTAACTGCTGGAATTGAAACCAAACCTAGATGACGTAGGGATAATCTCCCAGGTGTAGGATTTGTTTCTGCATCCGGCAGATAAAATGAACTACTTACTTTTTTAAACTCACCATCTCTGATAAGCTTTTCGGCCTTAGGGGTAAGTTCGACCTTACCCCATAAGTTTTTGCCTTTTCTCCAAACCTCACGAACCCAACCAAGGGCTGGTGTACCGTCCTCTTGATCATGACCTATAATCAATGGTGCTTCGTGATGACCAGGATCATAGCTTTGAATCACTTGATCCAGATCTTGCTCAGTAAAGACCATTTTTTGGCCAGTAGATGAGATTTGGGGACCAGCTTTAAACATCTCAATGTAGACAACCTTTTTGGGTTGCTGAGATGATAATGGCTCCTTTCCGTTGAGAACGTGTTCTTTCATTGTCTATCAGATAATACTTGAGGTAGTATCTAGAAGATAGCTAAATCTTTCCTCGTTTCTAGAGAACGAATCGCTGATTTGAGCAACCTGACCAGTTGGTGTACGGATAATCGTGATGGGTAGACGCTCAAGAGTTGGGCTTGTAGCCACAAATACATCGAGACGAACTGTTCCATTTTCAAAGTCAATATCTGAGTTATTAGCAGATGAGCAAACAACTAGATAAGCCTGTTCTGGACGATTTCCATATAGCGCACCGGCTCTATAGAACTGACCAAGTACTTGAGATGCAATAGACTTAACTCTTGCAAATACAGTACCTGCAGAATCAATCTTCTCAAACAGAATGTCATCGAAGCTTCTTCCAAGAACATCAATTAAAACGTTTAAAATAGCTCT